TTATGCCACCTAAACAAAAGATATAAGGCATAACTCAACCCCCCTCTCTTTATAAGTTTTTTATATCTTCAATCTCCTCGTTATAACCGCAAATATCGAGAACTATATCTGCAAGCTGTATTAGTTCCCCTGATAAGAAGAGTTCTTTTACTACCTCCTCCGGGGTTATTGCATTATAGGCTTCGAGAAGTTTTTTATCCTTTAGGTTCGGGCTTTCGATAGCTTGAGCAACGATTAGACAATAAAATTTTTCATCATCGAATTTCTCTTGCCCGTTTTTGAGTCTTATCGTGCTCCTTTCTCTCGCATAAAATATCTCTGTGCTCTTAAGTGCCCTCAACGTTATTTCTACCCCGAGCCTTTTTAGAGAGACCTTCTTTTTTGGAATTTCATTCTTAGCTTGAATAAGTTTTCGCAAAACCTCTTCTTCATTGTTAATTACTTGTTTTTCATCACTCATGATTTACCCCCTTTACTCAATATCCTCGATCGGGCCATCAATGTAAAACTCCCACTCCTCCGGAACAAGTTCTCCCGTTTTAAAACTCATAAGTGTAAAGTTAGTAGGCTTAACGTTATTAAACCTTTTCTTTTTCTCAGCGCCCTCGGGATCTTTGATATATGCCTCGATCGTTAGGGCAGGAGGAACATCATCATCTCTTATTACGAAGCTATCGACGAGACCCGGTCCGACACTAAATCCCCTTAAAGTTCCTGTTGCCTCGAATGCTGTGTGCTTATGTTTTACTTGCCTTTGTCCAGGAATTATTACCTCGCTATATCTATTAGATATCTTTACTTCTATTTCGTTAAAATTGCCGTAGAATTCCCCGTCTATATATACCTCGCCAAAAGTCCCATTTAATATTTCGTATTCCACAATATTTGCCATTATCTTTCACCTCCTACTTGACGATAAAGGTTCCAAATATTTTCTCCATCACATCGGTTAAACGTGCTTCCCACTTGATATAAACCTCGTCGGGTTCTGGATTAGGGAAGTCGGGGTCTAAATAAACATTCCATCCATCTCTCTCAATTACACCACCAAGTGCCAATTGTCTCATGTATTCCCTACATGCCCCGATTAAAGAGTTCCTTCCTTCTGCTGTATTGTTGATTTTTCCTATATATGCTTCCTCTGCAGTCTTTACTAAATCGTTATTTATGGCGTCCATTACTCTTATCGTTCTTATCTTCTTCCAGGCGTTATTTTGTCCTTGCTTAAGAGATACTAATGTATTTATCCCTTTAAGCACCTTTACCTTCTCGCCGTCGTGATATAGCAAGAATACTCCTCCCTGTATAGCTTGCTCCATCTCAGATTTAGTCCAGCGTCTATTAACATCAGAGAAAGGAGCGACTGAGTAGGTTGTAGATTCTGACAATCTTTGTCCCGCTATCAATCCAGCGACCCAACACGCAACCTCTCCGGAGCTGTATTCTGTTGAACCCTCGTAAGCTCCAACGCCGACGTTTACTATACCCTCGCTATTTAGTGCGGTGCTTCTTGCGATTGCTTTTGTAACTGCATCGCTTGCTTTATCGTCGCTTGCACTACCACCCACTACTGCGATTATTCCTTTCCCCTCACTCCTCAATCTCTCTACCCATGATTTCAGAGATGCTTGAAGTGCACTATCGCTTACTCCATCGAGAACAAAAAGATTGAAGTTTTGCGTCTCGAATTTGCTAAATGCTTCTGTATAATCTGCATTTGTTATTCCCGTTATTCCTGAGTTGCCACCTGCAAAAGTTGCTCCGCTTACGTTCGCTAATGTGCCGTTGCCATCCGCCACCTTTACAGCTACGATCCATTCGTTTGTGCTATCACCGTTTATTGCGTTTACGATATTATCAGCACCGCTTCCGACCGTAAAAGTTTTTAAAAGTGTTGCCCCTTCGTAAAGCGATATGTCTTTCTTAGTGTTATCAATTAAATTAGTCGATACTGTGACTTTAAAATTGTTTCCTCTCTCGCCTTTATATTTTGCTTTCAATGTTATCATATTAGCGTCAGTTGTATCTTTAAGTGTCACGCTCGCTTGTGCTCCAGCAGAGCTTACTAATCTATAAGCTAATATTTTTTTAGCTCCTCCTAAAAGCGCAAGCCTTATTAGCTTATATGCATTAGCTCCTCCTGTGATATCGCTTGTAAAGTTCTCTATCAAATCGCTTTCACTCGTTATCTCGACTATATCTTTTTCTTTCCCCCAGTGCGCCCTCACGACTATTCCTACAGTTCCACGAGAGCCTGGCTGAATAGTGCTCAACGCTTGTGCCTTGAAATTTAGATATAGCCCCGGCAATATTGGCTTATCGGTTGATGACCAAGTTCCACCTGCCATTTTTTATCTAACCTCCCTTTTCAAAAACTTTTCTAATAGTGCTTTTGTCTCACTTAAAGTTAGCTTGTTTTTCTCTGCCAAAGATAATGCTCCCGCTAAAACTTCAGAGTTTACTCCAAAAATCTTCTTCGAAGTCTCAATCAAAACTTCCTTATCGTATTCTTCTTCATATTTCTTCTCTATTTCTTTAGCTTCCTTACTCATTATTCGTATACCCCCTTACACCTACTTTTTGAATTTTATCCGCTGTCTTTGTTAAGTAATCTAATGAATAGACAACCAGATTTATCTGACCATCTCTAAATTTGTCTCTCACACTTGAATAATCGATAGTGTCAACTGTAAAAAACTTATCTAAATAGTGTATTTTTTTACTCTGTCTCAAGAGCTTGACTATATCTTTTCCAATTTTCTCTTCATCTCCCATTATCCTTCCTAGCACGTGTCCTCTAAGCGTGTAATTATTTTTTATATGTATATTTGTCAGCTGAGTTGTCTCTACTTTTTCCAGCCTCCAGACTACCCCCGGAGTGACATAATCCATCGGAATTATGTTTTTATAAACTTTTAAATCCTTAAAGTTTTCCTCTGTCCATTTGCAAATTGCTTCTACTACCTCAGAAGATTCAATATATTCTTCTAGTATGTAGGGTCTCAAAGCTAAAACAGAGAATGAGACCGTTCTTGTTATCGCATTCCAGTCGTCATCGATATAATCAATGCTCGAATTATCGTATAAACATGTAAAAGCTTCATTTGTGTCTGTGTCTACTACGATTTGTCTATCAAGCGATTGAATAACTTTTTTAGCAAGCTTATCCACTTCTTTAAATGATGTTCTCTTGCTCACTACGATTATATCCACTGTCCTTTTATATCCTGCCCATGCTTCTGTCAAAGTATCAATTCCTTGTTTCACGATGAGAAAAGGTTTAGGTGTGTCCTTATTGGGGACTTGTATCTCGTAGGCTCTCCCCTCTATCTCTGTAATATCTTGTATTAATTTTCCCCTTATAGCACTTCTCATCGTTTAAATAGACTATTCAAGCTCCTTATTAGTTTTTCTTTGTACAATCTCGCAGTCGGATTTAGTATTGCATACTTCCCGCCGTGTGCATATTCAAGATAAACTCCGTACTCCACGCCGTGAGATAACCTTATTGTTATGCTGTCTTTATCAATCAGCACTTTTGAATGCAAACTCGCCCTTGCTACTCCTGTTCTATCTTTCCAGGGAGCATTATTTTTCATATATCCTTCCGCTTCTCCTGCATAAACTTGACATACTTGAATTATTGCTGCGAGTATTCTTCTCAATTTCTCTTCTATATCTATCTCACTCATTCGATTCTCCTCAGGTCTGCGATTTTTCCGAATACATATCCACGATATTTCAAATCCGTTATTGCCCTCACTTCGTATGTAGCACCGTCAACTATAATATAGTCTCTCT